AGAATCAATATTAGTTACATCCTCATAAGTCAAAACACCAGTGAATGTTGCTGCAACACCAGTAAGATTCTGAATAGAAATATCAGGACTTCCAGAAAGTCCAGCTGCTGTTCCAGTTATATTATCACTTGCAGTAATAAATCCAGCACCATTGGTCAGTTGATTAGTGTTAGTAAATGATGTAGTAATATAACCCGCACCATTGGTTAATTGGTTATTGTTTGTTGGGATTGTAGGTGTATTAGTAAAGTTGTTGTAGTCAAGAAGGAAACTTGACGATAGACCACTTAGACTACTTGCAGATCCTGTTAAGGTGCCAACAAATCCACCAGTTGAAGTTGTGACACCAGTGACTTCAAGATCATTATCAATTTTTACTTTTTTTGTAGTTGTAATTCCAGTATTGCTATCAAATGTAGCCCATGTTCCACCAGCACCAACATCTCCAGAAGCATCAGCACCAATAAACTTTCCAGATGATGCCTGATATTTTAAGAACTTGCCATCTACTTTTACACTATCTCTATCAACATCATCAAGAAACTCAAGACGAACTTCTCCACCACCACCAATAGTGGCAATCTGTTGTTGAATTCTATTAATGAATATTCTGTAATGATTTTGTAGTTGATCTAAAGTTACGAACTTTTGATCTAAAGGTGTTAGAGGATCGCCAGAATTGTTTGTAGATGGGTCTCCAGGTAATGTTGGATTGTCCTCAGTAAGTAAAGTCTTCTCATTAATCTTTGAGAAAACTTCCTCTACATGATTGATACGTTCAACTAATTGAGCATTTTTCTTTTCTAATACATCAAGTTGAAGTTTATCTAAAACTTCTTTGACTTCTTCCTGAATATTACCAATATACTCATTCTGCTTTTTAAGATGAGTTTCATTGATAACAATATTAACTTCCAAGTCTTTAACAGTCTGAGCAATGTTTTGCTCTACATTATCAATCTCAGACTTAAGTTCGGTATAAAACTTGGATGTATTCGTTTCTAAGTTTTCTTTTAATTCTCTTACATCTTCAGTAAGAGTTTCTTCAATAAAAGAAAATCTCTTAGAAAACTCATCAAGTTTTTTAGAATATTGACTTAATTTTTTATCCTCATGAACTACTCTGCCAGTGAAATCTTTCTGAAGAGTTTCATATCTTTTAGATATAGATTCAATTTCCTCTTTATATTCTTTTACAACATCTTGAAGAGATTCAACTCTTTCAAAAGTTTTTTGCTCAACATCTTCAGATAAAGATTCAACTTTTTCTGATAGAGTCTTTACTCTTGAAAGAACCTCTTCTTCAAGTTTTTTTACTTCCTTTTCGGATTTTAATTTTGTCTCTATAAGAAGATTACTATACTTAGGGATCTCCTCTTCAGTGAACTCTTTTACCCTTCCACTCAGACTCTCAATAGTTGATTTATATGAATGAATTGCAGAGTTTATTTTTTCTTCAGTCTTTACTTCAGTTTCTGCAAAAAGTTTTTTATATTTTGGAAGTTCTTTTTCTACTAACTCATTTACTTTTTTATTTACATCTCCGACAGTTTCTTTAACCTCTGCTTTGACTATGTTAATAGTATTTTCATTAATACTTTCAATAGACTCTAAAGCAGTTTCAACTTCTTTATTAACGTCTACTTTAACTTTATCTAAGTTTTCTTCTATCCCTTCTTTAAAAGTTGCAAATCTACTATCGGTTTTAACCTCAGATTCTGCAATTAACTTTTTGTACTTTGGTACGTCAACACTTAAAAAACCGTTTATAGTATCAGATAGGTTTGCAAAATCCTCTTTTATACTATCAACAGTCTTTCCATTAATTGATGATATTTTAGATTCAATATTAGTTATTGATTCTTCCACAAAAAGAAGTTGTGCCATCATGGCACTATCTAAATCTTCTTTTTTGATTAAAGTTTTTATTTCTTCTCTAATTTCACTAACTTCACCAGATACACTCTCCACCTTTTCTAAATTATTCTTGAAACTATCAAAAGTAGAAGTAAAGTCAGATAAGGATTGAATATGATTTAAGTTTGATTTAAAAGCATCAAATGCTTCAGATACTTTCTCTATTTTTTCTGGACGTGCAGAATCATAACTCTCCTTTACTTCATCCAGGGGAGTCTTATTATTACCAAAAAAATCTGAAGGTTTCTTTAATGCCACTTTAAATATATTCTTCTATTTTACTATTTATTGTCCTCTTTTAATCCATCTTTAAGCATCTTTGCTAGATCTGCCGTTGATCCAACAAATAATGCGTTGTTAACTGTTGATGGTCCTTTAACTTTTTCCTCTGCTTCAACATCTTTGAGTTTCTTTTGAAGGTCTAATAGTTTATCAGTTGCATCAGCAACATTCTTAATTAACTGACCAGCAACTTCATATGCTCTTGGCATTTCACTTTCCTGTGCAAGTTCAAGAACACCATTTAATGCTTCTTGTCCCTTTTCAATGATAGAATAAAGATTACCTCTAGTATACTCGTAATCTTTTTTTACGTCATCAACACTATCTTTGACTTTTTCAATTTTACTCTCAATCACTTCTGGTTTTATAACGTCACCGGAAGTATTGAATGCGTCATTTAAATCGTCAAAGTTTTTTGTCATTTTCATCAGAAGCTACCACTAAATCCAAAGTCATCTCCAACTTCAATCAATGCAGTATCTGCAGCGTCAATAATAAAGATTTCCTCTCCTGTTAAGTGCTCAGTAATAGTAGTACCATCTTGACCTCTCTTCACGTTAATTCTATTACCAGTTATCTTAGTGATGAATATCTCTTCTCCATTAAGATCGACATATGTTTTTTCGGTGAGACCACTAGCATCGGCAACGTTAAATGCTGTTTTTGATATTGTAATATTTTCTGCCAGTGTCGTTGCCGCGTCCCCTGTGTAGTTCTTGATTGCTCTTGGCTCGACAGAGTAAGTTTTTTCTCTGGTTGTATTTGTAATATCCGTTCCAGTAAGGTAACTGATAGTAGCCTTTTTGATGATATCTTTTGTTGCAGAAGATGCAGGACCAAAAAGATATGTTTTTGCAGTAAATCTTAAAGTGTAAAGAAGAACTCTTCTACTAGTAAAATCTCCTTCATAATCATCCTGCATGGTTATATTTTCTAAAACAACAGGAATATCTCTTTTCTCTTGCAGTGCCTCTACTAATTCAACAGTTATATTATATGCAGGTTGAAAAAATGGTAAAATTTGTTCTACAATTTGAAGTGCGTCATCATTCAATTTACTCATAATAGCAAGTTCAAATTGCATATTATATGGAACTGGCATGTAAGACTTTTTAGTCTCACTACCATCATTAGGGTCTTTAACTGTAAATGTTGAAGTTGTAGTTACTTTTCTAGTAGGATCATAAGTTAAACCAGTAAACTCAAACGACATCCTTGGTAAGGTAATCGCAAATGGTTTATTCAGGTCTGGAGATTGCTCTATTCTTGCCAGAAACTTCTGAGTAGGACCATATGCTAAAGGAACCTTTACAACACTGACGGTGTTATCACTGGAATCCTCATGTTTAATAGTAATGTTATTAAACAGAGTACCAAAAGATATAATGGTCCTCCTCAAAATTTCGTTGTAAAAATACTCAAACATTTTTAAGTCCTACAATATCTTTATATTAAGATATTTTTATTTAGGGCATACCGAATGGGTTCTGCTCAGAGAAGTCAATAATAGCATCTGCTTCCGTTTCAATGTTGATATTATCAGCAAATCCATCATCCGCAGGTTGTGCATCTGCTATTCTCAGTTTGTATGCTGCACCAGAAGTTTGACCAGTAATAGTCTCTCCACGGGTGAATTCTCCAGTTACAGTGCCAACTTCAAGTTCATTTGTTTCAGAGTTCCACACTCTAACTCTTGCTGTTGTTCCACTAGATGATCCAGTTACGATTTCGTTAAATTGGAAAGTTCCAGATCCAGAACTTCCAGATGCTGCGATAGACATAGTTGGAGCAACAGAGTATCCTACACCTGCATTTGTTAGGAAGATATTTGAAATTGTTCCAGCAGCACTTACGACTGCTGTTGCAGCAGCAGAAACTGTAGTGACACCAGTCTTAAATACTTCACTGCTAAATGTGATTGTAGGAGGCACTGTATATCCCGAACCACCACTTGTAATAGTAACGATACCAACGACACCATCACCTATGGTTGCTGTAGCCGCAGCACCAGTTCCACCTGATCCACCACCAGTAAATCTAACACCTGGTGCTACAGTGTATCCGGCACCGGAATTTGCTATATCAACTCTTTGAACTGATCTATCTCTTGGATTAGCATTCAAATTGCATATATTGATACCACCAATCATAGTTGCGATACCACTTGCTGTAGTGCCTCCTGCAGGGGCAGAGGAGACAACCACCGTTGGTACACTACTATAACCACCACCTCTATTAGTTATTGTAAACTGTCTGACACCACCATCAAATATAGCAACAGTTGCAGCTGCCTGAACAGCAGAACCAACTAAAGTAAGTGTCTGTGTAGGACCTTGAATAGTGTTGATTCCATCATCAGTCTGTCCATCAGACTCCTCTCCTATGAGGTTATTATCAATGTCCTCGATTCCTGTTGCGATAACTTCGTCCTCCAAACGGAAGAGTTCGCAATACAGTTCATAAACGTAAAGATTTTGCAATTGATAATATGGTTTTGCGTATTCAATATCTTTAATTTCATAAACTCTATCATCAAGAGGAAACCAAATTAGATCTCCACTTTTTGGCCTAGTTGATAGTTTTATATTTGCCTGATCTTCAATTAGTGGAGTAATATAGTTTTCAAATCTTTCTCTAGAAATGATAAGTCTTACTTCATCCTTTGACTCAATTCCAAACTTAGAAAGAATATTTCCAGCACCAGAATATTGATCATAGTTATCAACATAAGCTTCTAGTGGCAATGCCAGATCAAATTTTGACTGCACTACTTCTCTTAAGACAGAATTTTCTGTCATGTATTTTCTGGGTAGATAAAAAATCTCTACCCCATACATTTTAAGTTGCTCATTAATTAAATCCTGAACAAGGTTTTGTTCACCAACTGTTCCTTGAGTAAAAAATGGATTTAACATGATATCAACCTATCATATCGAATGGGGGAAGTTCATACGTGTTGGACATCTGCTCCCTAATCACTTCCAAGTCCTTCTGAGCATCATCGTAAATCTGACGACCATTCAACTCTATACCACCAGGTAACTTGACACCCTGAAATTTTATTAAGTTTTGACCCCACTGCCTTTTGACAAGTGCAGTTACATATCTTTTTAAAAATGAATCATTCCAAACTCTTGAATAAGAACTTGGATCTAATAAACGGTAACAATCAATAATTAGATAATCATCTACAGTAGCCGATCCCCAATCAATATCTAAGTATAATCTGTCTTGTCTTTGATTGAATCTAATAAACTTATCAGTACTTAACGCAAAATCAATATCTTCAAGATATCTTTTGGTCATTGCATAAGTAAGAATTTCGGTTGATCCAAAATAGTAAATATCGTTTAAAAATAATTGATATTTTACACTGAACATATTGTTAGTTACAGTGTTTGATCCATCAAATTTAAATACCTTCGTTATCCCAATAACTTCTGGTGGAACTTGAAGATAATTACTATTTTCCTCAAAAGAAAAACTTACTGAAGATCCATTAATAGTGGAAGTTGCAGTGGAAGTTGTAATACCTGCGGTGTTATTAGATCCACCTCTAGCTCTCCCTCTATCAATGTCCTCTTGAGTAATTTTATATTTTAAAAACGTTTGAGTAACACCATCAAAGTGTCTCTCTTGAAAATATTGTAAGGCATCATCAACCAGATCATCTATTTGCTCATCGGCAACATTAATCTCAAGCACTGGTGCTCCCAGTTGCCTTTTGCAATAATTAATTAAATCTGTCCTACTTGCTGGTTGTGCCATTTATTCCACAAGTTTCCCTACAGTATTTATGGTGCTGAAGATACAGGATTATAAACATATACATTCCCATTAGTAAGTGTATATGTTGTAGATCCTCCACCAACTTCTTCCTTGATTAAAACATCATAAACATATCTTCCTTCATTCAAATTTCTTGTAGAGGTTGTACCCAAGGAAAGTTTCATTTGACCATCAAATGCACTAGTAAATCCAACAGTAAATGAAGTTGTGATACCAAGTGTTGCTCCAACAGCAACACTTTTTGACATAGCAGCAGACCCACTGTAATCAGTTAAGTCAAAGTTACCACTCGAAATAGTCTTTACATTTAGATTTGCAGTGAAGTCCGATCCTCCATATATGGTCAAGTTAAGACCATATGGAACTCCAGAATCTGGATCGAACGTGATATTATTAGACGGCATCTGGTATTCCTATTATAGAGATTGTTTCTTGCTGTTTATAATAAAGTTTTGCAAAAGATTTTGCAATATTTTTTAGCATGTCACGATCATCACAATTATCTATATCCTTTGCAATCTGCTGATATGCAAACATCTTTGACAAATTTTTCAACTCTATGCTATCAGGATCCATGTAATAACTCCTTTAGTAATGACTTAATTTCATTGAGTTCACTCTTCACATTAGCAAGATCTTGCTCCATTGTCTGTACTTTCTGATTCTTTTCAGTTTTCACGTCACGCCTTGAAAGATACTGTGTATATTCCAAAGTATTTACATTAACAATTGCGTTGGTTTCAGGATCTCTTGCGAGATCCTTATGACCTTCCATCTCATAAAATTCCATATTATGCTAATGCGATAACTCTAAGTTCTTTCACTCTTGGAACGAAGCATTGACTCGTAGATGTCAGAGCTAGTTTTATTCTATATGTTCTAAATGAGGGCAATCTATCAATAGTAAACGTATACTCTTTATAATCAAGTGATCTACTCTCAAAGGAGAGAGTATTTGACTTAGTTATAAAGGAATCAGATTCACCATTATTATTTTCAGATGCAATAACTTCTCCTCTTTCATTAAGATTTGCATATCCAGGGAAAGGAGTAAATACAGGAACTAATCCTGGTTTATTATTAGTTGCAAAGAATGCTCTAATGTCTGATCCCTCATTAACATGAGCAGCAACAATAACTTTAATTGAAGATGCTGGATTTTCCAGAACAATTTCTTTAGAAAGATATTGGAATGCTGTTGGATCTTCAGTGGCACTATTAACTCTAGAGTCTGTTGCAAAGTTCGAGATAATATTATTTACTCTGTTGGAAGTGAGAATAGCATTCACTCTTTGTGCATCAATAACAGGACTTATACGTGTGTCTGTAGATGAGAGGAAAAGTCTCATCTGCATCGACTTTCCACCAACGATATTGGTAAGTTGTGCGTCTTCGTTCACCTTAGATGCAATCATTCTTGGAGTATCAAAATAATTCTTTTGATTTATAGTGATATCTTGGAATCCAGCATCAATATATGGTAGTTCATTACCACTAAAACTTTGTGAAGTTATTGTTCTAAGTTCACCTGTAATGCTAGTTCCAGGGACAGTAACATTTTGAACTTGTGGAGTAATAATTTCAAAAGGCATGTTTTGAGTTGCTCTAACTCTCGATCCTCCGGTAGATCTGTCACCTGTTATGTAAAGTTTAGGGAATCCAACATCAGTGCTTCTATCAGTTCCTGTTGTTGCACTAGTATCAATTTTAACCTGATAACTATCAAATGTAAATGGATCAAGTTTAGTGACATCAGTCAACGCGTGAGTCCTGTTAATTCTATTAAGATTGATACCACCTAGTTCATATTTGTAAACAGGAGTTCCAACAGGATATGTTTTTGGATCAGTTCCTCTTACAATGTTTCCACCAATACTATTTCCAGAGACATTAGTATATTCAATAATTTCGTCACCAATTAATAGGAAACCAACGTTAGTTGTTCCAACTCCAACATTTTCAAATGTTGAGAATGTTGTTGCACCACCAACTGCAATTTGATCTGTAGACGTAGATGAGTATTCTGCAGTCAACTTAGTTGGTTTTACATCAGGATGAACGCCAGATATATTTACAGAGTTGTCAGAGAAATACATTCCATGATTCTGATGATTAACCTTAAAATGCAATCCATCGGAATCAGTTATGATGTTTGAAATTTGAACATCTCCACCAGTTCCAAGTCCTGCAGCACCAGATGAATTAAGTTCAGTGGAAATACCAGAACTATTGAAGAAGAACAATGTTTTTGCTGCTCCAACAACAAACTCACCTTGAACATTATTCAGAATAAGTTCATTAGTATGTCCAATACCTGCGATTGTAAGTCTTGCATTTCTACCAACAGATGCTGCTCCAATTGTATCAATACCAACAACATCACCGACTTGATATCCAGAACCACCCGCATTATTAATGGTGGCACCAGAAGCAACAACACTACCATTTCTAACAGTGATGTCTGCAGTAGCCCCTCTTCCATTACCAGTTAAGGTTACAAGATTAACACCAGTGAATGTTTGACCACCATCAGCAGGAGTATATCCAAGACCAGCATTACTAATAGAAAGATTTCCTACAGCAGATCCTGCGGTTCCTACAAGGTCACCAGTTGCATTTGTCGTCGCTTGGAAGAATGTATTACCAAACTCATATGCATCTGCAACGGTAGTTCCCAGACCAACTCTAATTGATCTAGACTGAAGGACAATAGGATCAGGAGTAAGTTTTGCAATCTGTGCATTTCCCCTTGTAAGTTCTGGACTATAGAACTCAACCGATCCAGTATCAAGGAAGTCTGCTCTATAAAGAGTAAACTTAAGATCTTCCCACTGACTTGGTTCCCATGTAGAAGCGTTCTGTGATTTAAACAGAGATCCAAGATATGGTTGGTTAGAAATAAACGTGTCCGTCAGAAGATCATTTTCACCAATCCTTGAAATATAGACACTATATTTGGTAGAATTAGATGCTAAACATACAGCATATTCAGTGCCACCCTCAACATATACAGGTGCTTTAAACTGAATATTAGTAGCAATTGATCCGTCAGCTGATGTTTGAACATCATCTGGATCTAAAACAACCTCAGAGAAAGGTAGAATCCTTGCAGTTGGTGAACCATTAGACATGGTTCTTAACTGGAAGACAACAGGAATATCCATGTCATCCTTAGATCTAAAGAATACATCACAACTGGTCAAGAATACTCCAGTATCATCTTCTACTAAAAATGATTGTGCAAGTGGATCGTAATAGGTAATAATTGTCTGAGTTCTTGTTCTTGAAGAAACAACTCTACTACCAACAACCTCTGTACCAAGATCTCTGTTAACATTTCTACTCTGAAACTCGTTCTTTAGTTCAACTCTTGCATTTCTAACAGAAATAATATTTTCTTGAACTGTTTCTAAAGTACCAGATGCACTAAATGCTTCCTCTGCAATTGTGGTTGCATTATCTTGATTATTATCAATATCATTAGTAAGAGTGAAAGTCTTAGTTCCACATTCAAATCTTGGGAAAGTAATATTGTTCGGATCTGGGATATAGTAGCTACCAATGAGAGTTGCAGAGAGATCAGAAATCAATCTGACGTTTTGAACAGTTGCAATAGCACCACTTGTAGACCCAACCAATACCATTCCTTCTTTTACCCAACCATAAAAATCACCTCTTGCTTGAGATGCAAGAGAGAATGTATCTACATTAAGAATTGTAGAAGTAGAGGAATAAGATGCTGATAATGGAAGGTTTAAATATGGATTCTCGACATAAGTTTTAGTTGGAGCATCATAAGGTCCTTCCCTATGATTGTGTTGAGCAACTCTAAATCTAATGTTTGCATTTGATTCTGCAGTAGTTTCACCACGACCAATCTTTATCATTTCACCAACAACTGTTTCACCGACCTGGAAAGTTCCAGATGTCATAGTAATTTCTAGAAGTTTAGGGACACAGTATTCTGTAATATCAACACCATCAAAGAATCCATACATTCTAGTAAGTGGTTTCATCTTCTTAGAAACGAATTCAACGTTTCTAGATCTCATATATGGAATAAGATCTCTGCTAACGACTCTATCTCCAACAGATTCCATATCAAACTGTTCAGTAACAATTGTTCTGACACCAGATCTTGAACGAGTTCCAAACTCTCTAGTTGTTCTGAGTTGGTCTTCAATAACTTGATCAGAAACTTGTCTGGTTGATATTCTTCTTCCAGGTCTCCATGTATCACCCTGGTGAATAACATCAGGACCATTTTGAATAACTCTTCGTCTTGTGTTATCAACAACTTCAACGCCGGTCCAATTAGTTTCCCAAGAATCCCAAATTACAGGACCAAATCCAGTTTGGGGATCAATAGTACCAGCTTCAACGTGATCGTCGAATACTTCGTTATAATTACCCTCAGTTTCAATAATCTTTGCATCTAGTCTAGTAGTATCAACCCAATTATCAGATGCTGGAGTAAGTTCTATAGTTCCATTCCAGAAACTGATAAGGAAGGGAGTAACACTTTCAGTTCTTGTGGCAAAGTTCTGTTTAATAAATTCAACCTCAGAATAGTCAAGAGTTACAATATCATTTTGTTTTCTTACGTTATTACCCTCAATATCCGCAAAATCTAAGTCATCAGTAGGATCTGTATCAACAACAGGTCCGAATATTAAATCAACAGAATTTGTATAATGCCTTGGTCTCAATTCATTGAATTTTCTATCAATGGAATTATTGACACGAAGGTTAAGTTCTTGTGCTTGAAAATCATTAAAATTATCAACAAAGAAACCAGACTTAAATCTGTTAAGACCATTGTCATCTGGAATAAAGAAGTTTGCTGTTTCCTTTTCGAGAAGAGATAGTGTGGTGTAATACTCAAGACTTTTAATTCTGTCTTCAAGTTTTTTGATATCCTGCATCTGATATCTCTTATGTTGCATAAAAGATAAAGATGCTTGTTTAGTATCGTAGAGGAATGGAGGAAGATTTACCCTACAAATTTCAATAGCATCATCAATCGGATCAGGTCTGGTAGGAGTATCAGACGGAGTTCCGTACATTATTTGGAACTTTCCTTCCTTAGTCAAATAAACTCTATCAATTCTACCCTGGAAATAAGTAACATCTGCTAATATAGCTTCATCGGAAGATAATACAGTATTCGATGATTGACCAGCAGCAGTAAATGTTCTACCAAGGAATTCCAAAGGAGATCTAGTGTTTGTAGATGCAGTTACAAATGTAGAAACTCTAGGTCTAATATCAATAATATCAGTATTTCTATTGAGATCTATATCTTTAACTTCTGTCGTAAAATCAAACTGATCATAAGAGTTAACAGTTATAATATCACCATCATCTGTTGAAGAGAAGGAAGCATTCATAAAATATATCTTCAATTGCTTAGTGGGTGCTGAAGAATCTGCCTTCCTTCTAATTCTTCCATGGTTATAGAATGTTTTTTCTTGACCAGTCTGGAAAGAATAGTTTGATGAAATATTAAAACTTGGTGTTACTAATGATGAAACAAGTGCAGATGCTACAGATTCATCAAATTCAACAGTTTCTCCCTCAATAAAACCAATTTCGTTTTTGTAAATAAACGAAATATTAGAGTTGTCTAATTTTTCTGCCACAATTGCAACAGCACCACTTGTTTGACCAATAAGTCTCTCACCTATCAAAAGTTCTTGAGTTGTAGTTGATGTGGTGTTGATCGCTTGCAAAGTAACTTGTGGACAAGATGCACCAGAAGTGTCTGCTGATTCATAAACTCCATGAATTTGAATTACATCAGGTGTATTCAGAGAGATGACCTCATCTTCAACCCTAGTTCCAAATGGGAAAGATCCATAAGTTAGTCCATTATTCAAAGTTGTTGTACCAATTCCAGATCCAACTAACTTTGATTTATCAATAGTTATTGAACTAACTCTATTTTTTATTTTTTGCTTTGCTTTTGGTTTAACTTTTTTCAGAGAAGCGATTAAAGTAGCATCACTATTAGATCCTAAATCACGAATTTGTAATGTCTTTCCATTTGGTGAAATATCTAACTGATCTCCATTCAAAGATTCTGTTGTCCCATCATCTCTTATTAAAAGATATCTTTCCTCATCAAACGGCAAGAAAGTTTCATTTGTTCCTGCAACCACTTGAGTAGAGAGTTCACTACTTGCAATAGTTACATCAAAAGTTTTTCTAATCGTTAATGATGCATCATCAAGATTTAGATCAGATATATTAATCTTTGGTAATGCAGTAAACAAAGAATCATCAGAAGATGATGCCAGATCTGTTGTAATAATTTTAAAGTCGGTTACATTTAATGCTGCAGCAGGAAGAAGTCCACTAGAAATTCCTGCAACTGCAGTTACACCCTCAATATCAATATGTGTTGTACCAACACTAACAACTCTAGCTATGATAGGATCTTCCGTAAGAAGTCCACCTGTAGTATTATCAGTATATTCAATTAAATCATTTTCTTTTACTAAAGTTCCTGGGAATGCAGGATTATTGCTTCTTACAGTGCTAACTCCCCCAGAAAGAGGACTTACCGTTGCAATTCCAACAGTAAATTTAGTTGATTGAATTACATCTGCACTAAATGTGTTAATACCTACTGAAGAATCAGTTCCATCAAATCCAACCATTCCATAAACAGATTTTGCATCTGAAATATTATGCTCAGTGACAGCAATAGCAATTCTTCCATCATCAACACCATTAAAGATTAGTCTCTCATTTGGTACGAAAGATCCTTCAGATTCGTATACTGTAAGTGCAGTTCCGGCGCTGACTGCATGTCTTAAGAATCCCGTTGCTCCACTATTAGCACCTTTTACAAAAGTTGGAGTTGATAATGTGTGAGATTGATTTATTGAAATTTCAACATTTGTCTGAACATCATAAAGTGCAAGATTCCACTCATTCAAGTTTCCATCGGATGTATTATACGAACCAGACTCTAATCTAAAATCATAAACTCTAGCAACTCCAACTTCATTGCCTGGTAAAGTTTCTTGATCTGCTCCTACTCTTTGATCTCTAAGACTTACAAAATATGTGTTTCCTAATCCAACTGTTGGATTTCTGTGAACTCTATTAAGTCTTAAAGTAGGACCAGTGTTATAAATTAAATTCTGATCTTCAATTGTTCTAGTTGTTCTTGGTTTATCTACATCAAGATAGACAGCATTTAATGATTCAATTTCATATCCTTTTACATATGCTTTTCCAGGAGAGATTTTATATAAAGCAAGATCATCGGAGACGGTTACTCCACCAGGAGAGAATTGTCCTGTGTTAAAAATTCCACCATTACCAACCCTATCATTTAAAGAGTTTACAACAGTAACATCAAATGGTTTGACATAATAGTGTCCAGATTCGTCAAATGTTCTTCTAGCAAGAACATCTGTCAGGTCACTAAATCCAACACCACCACCTGCAATACTTTTTCTCTTGTTTATTTGAAGAACACCATTTATAACAGTGGCAAGTAAAATAAAGTTGTCATCATTAAAATCATCAAGTGCTTTTTTAAATAAACTTACGCTAATTCTTAATCTATCTGCTCCGGGCGCAGCATAATTGTTAAATCCTTGTGAATTATCATTTAATTCTTCATCAATATCTGAGGTAACAATACTTTCATCGATTAGAAGACCAATTCTGTAACTTGGAGTTGTAGTATACTGATCTAATACTAAACTTTCTTTGTTTACATTTACAAAGTTTCCTCTAATAAAATATACACCATTATCGATTTGGAATACAGAACCAGTAGCAGCTGCTGCCGTTTCTAATGTTACTGCAAGAGGAGTTCCTGCTGCAATAGTTGAGTTTCCAAGTAATCCTGAGGATAAAACTTCATTACAAACAATTGGTTCACCGTCACTAAAAATTTGAGTGGAATTATTAGAGGAACTTGATGTCAAATAATTGATGTATAATGTTAAATTACCTCTTTCTGAATCTTCTGGTAATAAAATACTATCTACAAATGCAGTTACTCCAGAATTTTGTCCGGTTATTTTTGTTCCTACTAACTGATCAGCATATGCTGCTACGGGAACACCTTGATAAGTATTTTCTAACTGAACACAATAATATATCTGACTATATCCAGTATTTCCTGGAATTACTTTAGCACCTTCACTAAAAAAGTGCTGTCCAAACTTTTCAATTTGATTTTGCAGTATCGATTGAAGAGAGGTTAACTCCCTAGCCTGAACTGGGAATCCAGGTTTGAATAATACCTTATGATAGTCATTCGCTGCATCAAAATCGTCAAAATATGGTGCTACGTTGAGATTAGTCTGTTGTGGCATAATTCTTTAGAACTGCAAAATAACTTTTATGTCTTCTTTTTGATTCGATGACCGTGTTATAGACGGTCTATTATCAACGTAAATGATACTACCAGAGTGTGCTTTAACTTCAGGATTGGCTATACCACTAGCAAAAGTTTGACCAAGATAATATGTACGATTATTTATTACGGTAGTTATACCCGAAAAAACAGTATCAATTGATAGATCTTGACCAGTTGTTGGAGATATAACCAAAGACCCACCAGTGCCAGGAGATGAAGAAAACTCAGTTAAGTCAAATCCGTAAGTAGGTTGAGTTTGTGCTGTTCCCACAGTATTAAATCCAGCAAGTGATCGATCCTGCCAGAACTTCAGAACACCAGTATTTTGATCGTAACTTACAACTCTACCAACTGCTGTGGTGCCAGTTGACACAGTTTGAGTAAAGTAAGAGTCCCCAGAGAAGGTTGCAGTGCTATATCCAGTGCCAACTAACTTTAAAGCACTAAGAGCACTTGCTTTGTCTGCTGAAAGAAGAGTAGTTGATCCAAATTGTTGAGGATTTTCGACAACACCAACTCTTGCGATTTGATTTCCTGTTATAAAATCTGGATTTGTACTATCATTTTCAATTCTAGAGTAAAGCAGAACATTAAATGCACCTAGTTCTCTATAAATGTCTGCACCATGCCCACCTTGAGGTGGGATGATAACATTAAAACTTGGTCTTGTAGTTCCAGTTGGCACTCCACCAGCAACTAGATCTACGTTTCCGTAAGTATATCCAGATCCCTGATTAGAAACAGTTACAGAACTTACTTGCTGGTTTCCATCAATAACTATTGTGCATTGTGCTCCAGCCCCATCACCCTTAATAGGAACCGAGGTATAAACACTGTTCGCCGTGCCAAGACCAACACCCTTGTTAGTAACAGTTACAATTTTAATTCCACCATCAACAGCGTTATCTCTAACCGCAGCATTTTCCGCAGCAGTTAACCAATCTGTTGGGACTGGCATGAAATCTGTTGATTCAAATCTAACAACCTCACTCGGTTTAATTGTATAAAGATATTTCCAAATATATCCATCACCACTAGTTCCAGCAGATCTTGGTTCTAAATCAGTGAAAGTTGGTTCATCTAGAGATGGTCTACCCTCAGTGTTGTCTGGATCTGTCCCATTTTGTAAGCAAGAGTAAACTCTAAAATCACTATTTAAAACAATAAAATTTGCCGAATAAAGGTTTGTTGCACCTGAGACTGGTGCAGTGTTTGATCTGGAATAATCATGCCTATACATATCATATGTTGTTCCAGAACTCCATGTTAGTTTAGGAACAACCTGTCTAGCATCAGCAGTGTTGATTTTTTTCAACGCAATCATTGTATCCCAATAATCATTTTCCTGATCAAAATTATCTTTTGGAGCAGGTGGATCTGAATCCCAATCAGTCTGGTAGTCTGCAGGATTGGGCAGACCAATAAATGAATAATAGGAATTACTAGCATTAGAAACACCAGCAACAAAATTACCCGCATTTAATATTCTAATCTGATCAGTTATAATGGCAGCCATTTTGGACAGAGTTTTTCTTTATTTATTAGTATTAAACGATATAATTTTTGAATTTCAAGAAGTTTGATCTTGTAACTAATGTAGATGTAGAAATACCAGTTCCTTCAGAAATACCAATGCCTCCAAGAGTATAAGAATTGTAAGAATTAGACTCTGCCCTAGCAGTAATGTCTATTCTTCCCCAACTATAATTTCCAAAGAAATCTGAGGTTGTTATACCCGATGTGATGTGTTGATCCACATCAACAGTAACTCTTCTTACATGAGTTGTAACTCCCTGAACACTTGTTGATATAGAAACCGCAGTTCTTACGGCATACACATTATCGGCAAAAGAAGTTCCTACACCCACAGTGTTACCTGAAGGATCAAACGAGGTTATTGACGTTGTTCCTGCACCTATGTTGGAATTCCTTACTACAAACAAATCATTTGCATCAAGAGAACTAATTGTTACTGCAGTTCCAGCAATAGAAGTGTCTCTAAGGAATGAGTCAAACGGAATATGAACATCAAAGATAAGTGATGTCGTACCAACTCCTACAGTTGTGGTTCCAAATCCAACAATAATGCCATTATCTCCAGAGTAGGAATTTACACTTACTTCTTCTTCAGAGTAAGTTGGAGGAGAAATAAGAACAGTTGGTGGGTTTGTATAAGTATATCCAACACCTGGACTTGTGATGGCAACCCCTGTAACTGTCCCTCCAGCACTAATGGTAACATTACCAAGTGCTCTGGACGTAGTTCCAACACCAATAGTTGAACCAAAACTTACTGTGGCTGTTGTATATCCAACACCACCATCAGAAATAGTGACAGAAGAAATTGTGCCAAATCCAGAGACAACTGCTGTTCCAGCTGCACCTGTCTTAGTTTCCTGCCTTATAAATTTAATTTTCTTTTGGAAAATTAGAGATGTATCATTTTCATTTTGTGAATTAAAGATAGGTCTCAAATTATCAACATAGATTGCTGTAGATCCCACTCCAACAG